CTTTCACAATTTCGTACCTTGGCTGATGCGCACCAACAGGTCGAATGAATCGAGGGTACTCACCATATTTGTAAATATCCAACGGCGTGTGTTCATACAAATTGTGAAGTGTTACAGGCTCAATAATTGGAACCTTGACAAGTTTGTAAGGTGTGTTGTCGCTCATGTGTTTTCTCCTGTTATGCCGTGTGCGGCTTCGATGGCTCGTACTATTTCACGCAAAGTTTCAAAGGATGCGCCGTATCCGCTGTTTGCTTCCATGATGCTGTCGCTATTCCAAATCTCCTCATCCGTCAGCGGCTTGCGCTGTAGTGGGGTGGTGTAAAGGGGTGTTTCATAAAATCGGCTATGGTCAACAAAGTCACTCATGTGCCTTTGAAATTTGACTGCATGAGAAGTTTTATCTTGGTACATCCAAACCACAGGCTCCTGCTCTGGCTGTGTGGTAATTGGCTTGCGGTCGCAATCAGGCCAACCACATTGCAGGTTGTGTAGTTGACACCCGCCTTTCTGTTTATGGTTTTCGCAATGGCCTGTGGTGTGCGCCACAGGCTCTTGCTCGGGTGTTGTATAAATTTCATAAATTTCATCGTATTTGGCTGGTAAGCAAGTGCAATCAATGGCTCTTAGCGCATAACAATTACATGACTTCATGACTTACTCCTCAATGTTTGAACAGGTGTTACCCACATGGATGCAACATTTCCAGATGATGGGTCTTGGTCATACACCCAAGGTAATTCAGCATCTCGAACATTCGGAATGGCTCCTCGTGGAGGTGTCGGCTTGTAGATTTTGAATCCCACAGGCTCATCCTTCGCTTCTTGCTGTGGTTTAGAAATTAGTCCTGATGTCATGTTGTCAATCTGTGTAAGTACGCCAATCAATTCGTCAAATGGCTCCCATTGAGGTGCAATAGTTTTGTAGTGCTTAGACCAAATTGCTTCAGCAAGGCGTTTTGCGTAACCATAAGCATCAGGCTCATCCTTCGCTTCTAGTGCGGCTTTAATGGCTTCATAAACTTGTTTCTGTTTTGCAACATGAGGGCAAGGCTCAAAAATTTCGTGTCTTTCTTTTTTTGAATGATGTATTGCTTCACAAGTAAAAGCAGGATTTATTGATGCAATAAATTCCAATGCAAGGCGTAATGCTTCGTCTTTAGTCATATTGGTGCGTCCTCAAAGTTATCAGGGTTGAACTTGGGCACTTTATTGCCTTTGTCCTTGGGGTTTGGAAATGGTGGGAATGGCCACATTATTTAAGTTCCTCCATGGCAATGTCAGAGATGGCGCGCTTGTCGTGAAGCGCCGCCCAGATACGTTCGTCAATTGTTTTATTGGTCAGCATCACATAGCACCACACAGCGTGTTTTTGCCCGCTGCGGTGCAGACGGCCAATGGTCTGCTCGTACAACTCCAGACTCCACGGCAGTGACAGAAACACCATGTGACAGCCGCCGTGTTGGAGGTTGAGGCCGTGGCCTGCTGACTTCGGATGGACGGCCAATAGCCTGACCTTTCCAGCATTCCATCGCTCGATGGCGTTGGCGTCGTCAAGGGTCTGCAAGTGCGCAAAGCGTCTTCTAAGTTCGGCAAGTTCTTCTTGGTAGGTGTAAGCAATGATGGTGTTGGCATGCTGGTTCTCGTTCAGTAGTTCTTCTAATCTTTCAAACTTGTGCAGGCTGTACCAGATGGGCTTCTGATCGACCTTGAACTTGCCAGGCGACTCAGACGGTGCAGTCGTCGTGTCGTACACAAAGCCAGACGCCAGTTGTTGCAACTTGCCAGTAACCACAGCCGCGTTGACTGCCGTGACGCCTTCCAGCACGAAGTCTTTTTTCATCTTGTTGTAGGGCAACAGATCCATGTCGCACTTGACCTCGACAGTATGCAAAGGCGGCAACTTGTCCTTATACTCACCTGCCTCCAAGACAAATGTGGCAGGCTTAATCACGTTCATCACCTTCTCAAGCGCGCCTACACGCGGTGCCCATTCGCCAAAGTCTTTGTTGATCAGCACGAAGTACTGCTGCATGAACGCGCCTTTGGAACGACCAAGCAGGGACTGGTCAACAATCTTGCACTGACCGAAGACATCCTCAAGGCCGTTGCTAGTAAACGAGCCAGTCAAGCCCCAGCGCGTTGTCATCGGGTCAACGACTTTGAGGAACGCTTTGAAGCGTGTGCCAGATGGGTTCTTGAGGCGTGTGAGTTCGTCAAACACCACGCCATCAAAGTTCAGCTTCTGCTCGGCCAGCCACTGCAAGTTGTCGTAGTTGGTCACAACCACTTGAGCGTTGGTTTTGAGGGCGTCTAGGCGCTGCTTAGGTGTGCCAACGCACAGAGTCATGCTCAGGCGGTCAGCCCACTTGGGGCGTTCGACTGGCCATACGTCCGTGCAGACGCGCTTGGGCGCCAACACCAGCCAGCGCTTGACGTGGCCGTCGCGGATCATCTCCCACATGGCTGTCAGCGTGATGGCAGTCTTACCAGCACCGACTGGCGCCAAGATCATGGCGCGGTCATGCTCGTAGAGAAAGTCAGCGGCTGTCTCTTGATACGGACGCAATGAAAGCATCAACTTGTTCCTTAGTCCAAAGACATGCGTAGTTTTGACGCAACAGCATCATGTCGGTTTCAAATAATTTCTGGAGCGCAGACAGTCTGCCGCCTTTGGTTTTGACTTCCACAAACCATGTCTGCCCATCGGGTAAACACGCAATGCGATCTGCTACACCTTTGCGTCCAGGCGAAGTAAACTTCCAAGTCCTGCCGCCGATGCGCTGCACCGCCCAGTCAAAATAAATTTCAATTTCTTTTTCACGCATGCCGCAAAGTATACATGTAAAAAAGATTTGCACAACAATTATTTGTGTGCTAATATCAAATCTCATTAACTAAAGGACAGTAAAGTGCAACACTCAAACATCGTAGGCGGCTCAACAGCCAAGCGCGTCATCAACTGCCCAGGCAGTGTGGCGTTGGTGCAAAAGATGCCGCCCAAGCCCTCTAGCGAACACGCTGACCGTGGCACACTCCTTCACAACATGATGGAAGAAATTCTCGTGTCAGGTGATGCGCCAGAATCTTTTATCGGTGCGCGCTACAAAGATCAGATTCTCACGCAAGATTTGATCGACGAAAAAATCAAACCCGCCATGGAGGCTCTTGATGCGATTGACCCCGATCAAACAATGGAGTATGAGGTCGAAACACGGGTTGGTTTTGGCGATCTGTTGCCTGGTGTGTTTGGGTCTACTGATCTTATTGGCCGGATTGGTAATCGTGCCATTGTGTTGGATTGGAAATTTGGTGATGGTGTCATGGTTGAGGTGGAAGAAAACCCTCAGTTGATGTTTTACGCCGCAGCCGCTATGCGTACCAAAGAAGCGCAGTGGGCGTTTGAAGGCGCAACAGAGATTGAGATGGTCATTGTCCAGCCGCCTGAAGTGCGTCGCTGGGTTACAACGCCTGAGCGCATTGCCGCGTTTGAACTTGAATTGGTGCAAGCCGTCAAACGGTCGCAATATCCTGACGCGCATTTGTCTGTCGGTGACCACTGCCGTTGGTGCGCGGCCAAGCCAATCTGCCCCAAGATGACCGGCGCTGTTGACCGCGCGCTCAAGGTGCAGATCGAAGCGTTGCCTGCCCAGCAGATCAGCGTATACCTCAAGAACGCTGACATGCTTGAGGAGTGGATCAAAGACTTGCGCGCCCTTGCATTACAGATGCTTGAGTCTGGCGCTAAGTTGCCCGAATACAAACTGGTGGCTAAGCGTGCCATCAGATCATGGTCGGATGAGGAGAAAGCGAAAGTCGCTTTGTTCGCATACGGCCTCACAGAATCTGAAGTGATGGAGTCCTCTGTCGTCTCCCCTGCGAAGGCCGAGAAGGCGTTGAAGAAACGCAAGATCGGCCTACCAGAAGACCTCGTGGTCGCCATCTCGTCAGGTAACACTTTGGCAAGCGTGGATGATCCACGACCCGAAGTGATGCTCTTGGGCAAACAGTTATCTGCTGCCCTTTCTAAACTCCAGTAAAGGAAAATCATGTCTAGTCTAGTAACCTTCTCTCAAGCAAACTTGCCTGCCGTTTCAACCTTGTCTAGCGCTTTGCGTTCGATCCAAGCCGAAGTCGGCCCAGCCGGTGTTGTCATCCTCAAGATGGACAAAACTGGTCACTGGGTCTTTGGTGCAGATCAAACCGAAGTTGAAGACGACGCTGTTTGGGCTGTCAATCCTTTCTCTTTCGTCCACGGCTTTATTGCTTGGGGCGATGGCGAAGTGTTGGGCGAAAAAATGACCAGCGTCAGCAACCCACTGCCTGCTTTGGATGAGGCACCCCCTCAAGCCAAGAAGGGTTGGGAGAGCCAAGTTGGTATGTCCCTGAAGTGCATCAGCGGCGAAGACAAGGGAATGGAAGCACGCTTCACCACCACGTCAGTGGGCGGCAAACGCGCAGTTCAAACCTTGGCTGTGGCTCTGGCTGAACAAGTCGAGAAAGACCAAAGCAAGCCAGTGCCAGTCGTGCGTCTGAAGAAAGACCATTACAGCCACAAGTCCTACGGCAAGATTTACACGCCAGTCTTTGAGATTGTCGAGTGGGTCAGCATGGATGGCGAGACTCCTGAAGTCGAGCCAACATCAGAAGCAGCGCCTGCACGTCGCCGCCGTAGCGCTTAACTTTCTGAAGCCCCGTGACAGGGGGCTTTGGAAAGGAGATGTGTATGACACAACAAACAGAAGCGTTGAAGCTGGCGTTAGAGTATCTTGACGCGCGCAAACCAAAAATTAGCGAGGGTAGTTTGCCCGTGCTTATACACGCGCAAGTTTGCGCCGCCATTAAAGAAGCCTTGGTGCAACCCGTTCCGCTTACAAATGAAGTTATTTGGCTTGAATACCAACGATTCTGGCCGTTTCATCCGGCAGAAGAACCAACTTTGGCTAAAGATATTGTCAAGTTTGCTCAAGCCATTGAAGCCGCACACGGGATTAAATGATGCTTTGGTGCGACTTCGAGACTCGCAGTACATGCGACTTACGCTCTAAGGGCGTATACAACTACGCGCAGGATAGCACGACTGACGTCTTAATGATGTCCTACGCTTTCGACGATGAGGAAGTGGTGACGTGGGTACCGTCCCAGCCCTTCCCCGAGCGCGTTCGCAACTACACCGGCCAGATCAGGGCGCACAACGCCGCGTTCGAGCGTCTGATCTTTTGGTATGTGTTGCAAATTAACTTCAAGTTGGAGCAGTTCTACTGCACTGCAACACAAGCCCGCGCCAACTGCGCGCCTGGCAGTCTTGAGGACGTTGGCCGCTTCGCTGGCGCGTCTATGAAGAAAGATCACAGAGGCGCGCAGTTAATTCGCTTGATGTGCGTGCCGCCATTCAAAGACTCGCCTGAACTCATGGCCGAGATGATCCAATACTGTGAGATGGATGTTAAGGCGATGAGAGCTGTGAGCAAGGCCATGCGTGACTTGTCAGCCGAAGAATTAGAAGACTATCACGTCAACGAACGCATCAATGATCGCGGCGTGTTGGTCGATGTGCCGCTGTGCCAAGCGGCAGTTAAATTTGCCTCCGATGAACTCGTTGAGATCGAGCAGATCGTCAAGGAAGTCACCGGCGGCGCAATCACTAGCGTCAGGTCGCCACGCATGCGTGAGTGGGTGCTTGAGCGCGTGGGTGATGAAGCCAAGAAGTTGATGGAGAAGGATGGCAAGTACTCCATTGACAAAACAGTCCGTGCCAACCTTTTACTCATGGAGAACCCCGATGAAGTCCCTGCCGATGTCCAAGAAGTTATCCAATGCGCCGACGACCTCTGGGCGTCGTCTGTGGCGAAGTTCAACCGACTTAGCTGTCTGGCGGACGAGGAGGATCAGAGGGTACGCGGAGCGTTCGTATTTGCTGGAGGGTCAGCGACTGGCCGCGCCAGTTCATACGGCGCCCAAGTCCACAACTTCACACGCAAGTGCGCAGACGAACCAGAAGACGTTAGGCAAGCCATGGTCAGAGGACATGCAATCGTGCCTCGGTATGGAAAGCGCGTTACCGATGTACTTAAAGGAATGCTCAGACCCGCGCTCATCCCAGCTAAAGGCAAACATTTCGTCGTGGCAGATTGGGCCGCGATTGAGGCTCGGGTCAATCCATGGTTATCCGGCCGTGGAGACGATAAATTGGAACTATTCCGAACTGGGGAAGACGTCTACAAAGTCAATGCTGCTGCGACATTCAACATCCGCGTCGACGATGTTAACAAGGATCAGCGACAAATTGGCAAGGTTCAAGAACTCGCCTGTGGTTTCGCTGGTGGTGTGGGAGCTTTTGCTGCCATGGGCCGCGCTTATGGCATTTCTTTACCTGAACCTGTTGCAAAGCGAATGGTCGACGGCTGGCGCCGTGCTAATCCTTGGAGTGTTCCTTATTGGTCAGCGCTGGAGGAGGCATACACTCGCGCAATGAGAAACAAGGGGCGTGAATTTAAGGCTGGCCGTATAACATATTTGTTTGACGGCTTGCACCTATGGTATGCCCTACCCTCTGGCCGCATCTTGTGCTACCCCTATGCCAAATTGGAATCGGAGGGCGTCACTTATGCCAAAGCGGCATGGAAGCCCGCGCAAGATGCAAAAGAATGGCCGCGTGCCCGCCTTTGGAAAGGCTTGGCTTGCGAAAACGTGACGCAAGCAGTGGCCAATGATTTGCTTCGTCATTCGTTGCGCGCGTTTGAACATGCGGGTTTGCAAACCGTTTTACATGTTCACGATGAAGTTGTCATAGAAACAGACGCGCCTGAAAAAGTTGAGCGCCTTATGCAGGAAATAATGACAACGCCCCCAGAATGGGCGGCGGGGTTGCCTCTGAACATTGAAGCGCAAACAATGACGCGTTATGGTAAGTAGTGGTATGATTTACACAGACCCAGCTAGGCGCGGATTGATCCCCGTGCTGAAAAGCGTACTCCCCGCCTGCTGTCGGTCACTTTTCTGGGAGCTTGGCGGAGTTAAAAACATGAATCAAAAACGGCTTAAAGAGCTGTTGCACTATTGCCCCTACACTGGGGCGTTTACGCATTTAACCAACCGCGTGCGAAAAGACGCGGGCACTGTAACCAGTAAAGGTTATGTTCATCTTTGGTTAGATGGAGTGCGGTATGCAGCGCATAGAATAGTTTTTCTATATTGTTACGGCGAATGGCCCGAAGGCGCGGTCGATCACATAAACCGCGTTCGACATGACAACCGATTGGCCAATCTTAGGTTAGTCAGCGCCAGTCAAAATCAACAAAATAGAGTGTTAAGTAAAAACAATTCTTCGGGGCACAAAGGTGTTTCGTGGGATAAATCACGCGGTAAATGGGCGGCGTCTATTTATCACGCTTCTAAATGCAAACATTTAGGTCGTTTTGTCAATATCGAAGATGCTATTGCGGCGTACAAAGTTGCAGCGGCAAAATATCACACTCATAACCCTGCGGCAACAATATGAACTTTCTTGAATTTTTAATGTCCTTGGCTCCCGAGGGTGAGACTGCGCTGATCGTGCGTCAGAAACCCATGCTCAAGGATGGTGAGTTACAATTCCACGCAGATGGCGCGATCAAATGCACATGGCCTGCCATGTTGCCAGACGCACGCATCAAACCCGACTGGGCGATCTACGGCAATACCGCGTCGTTTATTGTTGACCGCTTCAAAGATGGGCATGTGTCTGCGTCTGCCGCCAACTGCGAATATGTGCTTGTCATGGTGCTGGACGATGTAGGCACCAAAGCCAAAGTGCCGCCGCTTGAGCCTACTTGGAAAATCGAGACGTCGCCCGGCTCATTCCAATGGGGCTACGCCTTCTCAGAACAGCCCACCAAGGCCGACTTCAGCGCGGCCATCAAAGCCATTGCCGACGCCGGTTACACCGATGCAGGCGCCATTAACGCTGTGCGTAACTTCCGTCTGCCAGGTTCGATCAACCTCAAGCCCGGCCGTGAGAACTTTGCCGCCAAGCTGGTCGAGTTTGAGCCTAAGCGTGACTTCACTCTTGATGAAATCTGCGACGCCCTTGGTGTTGTTCCCGCGCCTGCCGACTCTATCGGCGTGCGCCCGATCCGCTTATCAGACGATGGTGCTGACGATGTGATGGCGTGGCTGTCAAGCCAAGGTTTGCTTTTGTCTAAACCCAATCAAGAGGGCTGGGCTGGCGTGATCTGCCCTAACTCGGCCGAGCATACCGACGGCAACCCCGAGGGCCGCTACATGCCCGCCAACCGCGCCTACTGCTGCTTGCATAGCCACTGCCTTGACATTGACTCAGGCGTGTTTTTGCAATGGGTCGCTGACAATGGCGGCCCCAAGCATGCGCCTGGACTACGTGAGGAATTGCTGACCATGGCCATGGATCAGGCGCTCTCTAAACTGAACCCGACTGAGGCTTTCCCCGATGCTGGCGCTGCCATCGTTGCCGAGGTCGAGCGCAAGGAATTGGGCCGCGTTGAAAAAGAAGGCTGGTACGAGCGCTTTGCCTACATTCAAGACGATGACGCCTACTTTGACATGAACGACCGCCGTGAGATCGGGCGTAGCACTTTTAACGCCTTGTTCCGTCATATCTCATGCAAGTCAATTCACAATCAGCGCAAGATTGAGGCGTCTGTTTGTTTTGATGAGAACCGCCAAGCCAAGGGCGCGAAGACACTGGTGGGCGTGACCTACGCTCCCGGCGAGACAATTCTTTGCGCCCGTGAGGGTCTAGTGTACGGCAACCGCTGGCGCGATGCCCGTCCGTCTGTGACCGCCGGTGCTGACGCGTCGCCATGGCTCAAACACGTCGAGCGCATGATTCCTGACGCCATCGAGCGTGAGCATGTGCTGAATGTAATGGCGTTCAAATTGCAAAACCCCAACGTTAAGGTCAATCACGCTGTGCTGCATGGCGGCCACCCAGGTTCGGGCAAAGACACCATGTGGGCACCGTTCTTTTGGGCCATTGGTGGTGAGTCGCTTGCCAACGTCAAAAAGCTGGACAACAAAGACTTGTCAACACCGTGGGGCTATCACCTCGAATGTGAGGTGCTCATCATCAATGAGTTGCGCCAGCCCGAGGCGTCTGACCGCCGCGCCCTTGAGAATAGTTTAAAGCCCGTGATCGCCGCCCCGCCTGAGTTCTTGTCAATTCAGCGTAAGGGACTCGCCCCCTACGAGGCCGTCAACCGCTTGCAAGTGGTGGCCTTTTCTAACGAGCGCATGGCGATCACCATCCCCTCTAATGACCGTCGCTGGTTTGTTTTGTGGTCTGACGCCCTTTGCATGGAAGCTGACGCCGCGTCTCGCATGTGGGCGTGGTACAAGTCGGGCGGCTTTGCATCCGTGGCTGCGTGGCTTGCCGCTCGTGACGTGTCGGCGTTTAATGCTGGCGCGGCCCCTCCGATGACCGAGGCCAAGGCCATCATGGTCGAGACTGGCATGAGTGGTGCTGAGTCGTTCCTTGTTGAAATGATGCGCGCGCGTCTGGGTGAGTTTGCGTCTGGCGTGCTGGGCGGCCCGTGGCAGTCAACGTGTGACCGTCTCACTGGCGTGGCCCCCGCCGGTATGAAATTGCCCGTGGCGGCCTTGTTGCATGCGTTCCGTGAGGCGGGCTGGGTTGACATGGGCTTGTTGAAATCGCGCGCTCATACGACCAAAAAGCACGTTTTCTGCGCCCCTGATATGGTCAATCGTTCAAAGTCAGAACTGCGGGACGCCTGCGAGCCTGACGGCAAGTCGCCGCTTATGAAATTAGTCAAATAAAAAAAAGCCCCCAGTGATGGGGGCTTTAAAGGTTTGGCAACCGCTACAAGTCAAGGAGAATTGCAAGTAGCCCTGCCAGTATAAACGCAATTGTCAAGACCATTGCATAGCCTCCATTGCACCGCGATTCAATAACCTACGCGCCTCCGGCCCTTCGGCTTGAGCGCGTTTGTATTCGTGCTCGTTGGCCTTGCCGCGTTCGTGGCGATAGCCTAAGTCAACATAATAATGTTCGGTATAGGTGAGAGGGCGAAAAGGCGCGAGCGCCTCGGCAATAACTGGGTTCATTTGAGCGCCTCCGACAAAATGCACTGCGCCGTGTCGATGTCACCCGCTTTGAGGGCGTCGAGGGCTTGCACAATGGCTTGTTTGGGCGTGATTTTGCGCGTTTTTATGACCGGCACATAATCCGCGTCTAATTCCTCCAACACTTCAGCCGTGGTGCCGTCGTATAACGTAGGCGTGCCGTAATAATTCGCGCAGTCGTGGGCGCAGTCAATCATTTTGCGGCGCTCATTCAGTCGAATATAGGCGCGCAAATAGTCGCCCGTGGTCATTGTAGGATTCCAAGCGGGGTAGTCGCGCTTTTCAGCCACTGCGCGGGCTTTGGGCGGCTTGTCCATCAAGCGCCGGTATTCTAGGGCGCGCTCAGGTTTGCATTTAACAGTTATGCCGTGGTGTTCAAAAATAATCATTTTAAATATCCCAGTCTTCAGTAGTTAATTTGATATTGCAAAAATCTTTGTGCGCCTCGTTGACGTGAGCGCGCACCAGTGTGCAAATGGCCTCGATCAATCTATGGTCTACAAGGTCGTCAATCGTGAAAGTGGCGAACGGTTCCGCGTCTACGCCCTCGGGCGTGAATGCGTTACCTCTGTGAAAGGTTATTTTTGTGCGGTCGTAATGGCTCATATCTTTTTTATCCGGTAGTCTGAGGGGTTGTAGTCTTCTAAATAGCCTTCTTTTACTGCGTAGGCCATGGCGCGCAAATGGTCTTCTAGTTCTGTTTGTGCGGCTTGATAGGTGTCAAACTTAACCGGCGTGTCATCCAATGAGTCCGTCCAAGTGTTCGCCCATGTGTTGAGATAAGTCAGGGTTTGCACTTCGTAGGTCATTCGCTTATCTCCTCAATTAACGTGTCCGTCCATTCGCCCGTGTGTAGATAGCTGCCCTCGTCGCGTTGCAACATTTCAAGGGCGATATTTTCGGCCTCGGCTTGATCGGTAGCCTCTACGGTGTAATTTGCCCAAGTTTCATACTTGAAGCTGATTTCAAACGTTTTCATGCTGCCTCCGTCTCTGTGGTGCATGCGTCACATTCGCTGCCGTGTTTCTCATATTGAGCCGTTTCAAAGTCGATCATCGCCGCGTAAGAGCCAAAGTCGTATTCTTCGCCGCAATTCATGCACGTGTAGCACCACGCAACGTCAAAACCTATTGAGCAGTAAACGCAACCCGTCCAGTCTTCCGACGCTAACCATACATTGCCGGAATTGTCATTAATGCCGGCGGAAGTGTATTTATCAATACTCAAACCGGCAGCGCGCGCCGCTTGGATGCACAAAACGAGGCGGTCAATGTCAGCGCCCTGGAATGTTTGAAATAAGTCAGTCATGATTAGCTCCAAAGAATGTCAAAGTAAGCGAGAGCGCCTACGGTTAAAAGTAAGCCGATAACTACGGCGGCGGCGATGTCATAAAATTTTTCCATGTTTAAGCCCTCCAGATTGAAAATGCGCCGTTATATTCGCGCCATGAGGTAACGGGCAACGCTAACGCGTGCCATGTGCCCGCGCACTGGCGCAAAACACAAATGGTGCCTTTTGGATGACCGGCGTTGAAATAAGTCATGCTGTCACCCCTTGAATAGCGGGCGAATCAGTGCAAACACATACGACGCGTTCAAACTTAGGCGCGTTTTCTAAAGTATGCGCCACCACATTTTTTCCAGTGTGTGTGTAACTTTCAACGCGCATGCTGCGCCCTTGCACTTGGATAATTTGCCCAATGGTGTATTGGCCTTTAGGAATAAATGCGAATTTCATGATGTTTTGCCTTTACTTTAGATTAGGTTTTACCGTTGCATTGTTTGCGCCGGTGAATATATTGTAAAAGATTCTTTTGCATTGTCAACAACTATTTTCTAGGGACAAACCCTAACATTTAAAAAATGTGGGTTGCGGTGTGCGAAGTGTGGGCGGCTTTTTGACGTGCAAATGACTCACGGTTAAAGCTATATGCCGCAAGGCTTTTTTCTGTTTGTGAGTTATTGTGGGTTATGGATATCTTCATCTATTAAACTTTTACTATGTTATGTTAAGTTGGTAGGGCGTTACGTTTACAGCGCGACTGAAAGTAGGGGGGAACAATGGCTCACATGACCCACAAACTGAAAACACAAAGTTCGTGCCTTTTCCGCGTGGGTGTTTGTGTGCTATGCAAAAGTCATGACCCACAATGACCCACAAAGCATAAGGCCGCATGACCACGCGGACACAATGCCGCACGCAAAAAGTCATGGCCCACAATGACCCACGCAGCTAAACCCTACTGGCAAAAGGGATATTGCTCGAGGGGGAGGGGGTAGGGCCGGCGGCAAAGGGCCAACGAAAACGTAGCGCTTGCGAACAATTTTTTATTTTTTGCAAAACGGCATACAATGTCAGCACACACTTTTTAATCGAGGTGCAGGAGAACACATGTTCCATTCGATTCCATTTACACCGCGCAAGGTCGAAGCGACAGAATCGCGCTTGAAGGCGGTATACGACGCGGCCAAGCTGGGCCTCAAGGGCGACGCACTGGCGCTCGCCGCAGGCATGCTGCCTATTGAATACAGACAACTCACGCAACTTGACCCTGTGGTAGAACTCGCCGCGCAAAAGGGCAAAGCTGACGGCGAGATCGAGCTTTCCCGCACACTCCATCAGGCCGCCGCAAATGGCGACGCCAAAGCAGCGTTAGAAATCCTCAAACATCAACACGGCTGGGTAGCCAAGCAGGCCATATCTGTCGAGGTCGATCAGCGCATCTCCATCACTGGCGCGCTAGCCGAGGCGCAAAAGCGCGCGTTGGAAGTTATTGATGTGAGCGACGCACAAGTACTAGAGAACACCCCGCATGCAATCGACCATATACAGCGCTGAAGATGAGCAAGAGTTGATGTCCCGTCTGTGGGCGCCAGCAATCAAAGACAATCCGTTGGCGTTTGTGATGTTTGCGTTTCCTTGGGGTCAGCCAGGCACGCCACTGGAACATTTCAAAGGCCCACGCAAATGGCAGCGCGAGGTCTTGCAGCATATTGCTGACCACATCAAAGAGAATCAAGGCAAGCTAGACTTCAACACCTTGCGCCACGCCGTCTCATCTGGCCGTGGTATTGGGAAATCCGCGTTAGTCAGTTGGATCACGATTTGGATGCTGACCACGCGGATTGGCTCAACGACCATCATCTCGGCCAACAGTGAGTCACAGCTAAGGTCAGTCACATGGGCCGAGATTACCAAATGGCTGGCAACCGCCATCAACAGCCATTGGTTTGAAGTCTCAGCCACACGACTGATGCCAGCCAAGTGGCTCACGGAATTGGTCGAGCGTGATCTTAAGAAGGGCACGCGCTACTGGGGCGTCGAGGGCAGGCTCTGGTCAGCAGAGAATCCCGACGCTTACGCGGGTGTTCACAACTTCGACGGTGTGCTGGTCGTGTTTGACGAAGCGTCGGGTATTGACGACAGCATCTGGGCGGTGACGTCC